GGCAGGTTGAAAAATTATTGAGCGTATTCCGCGAGGTCGTTCTTGTCGCCGATGAATCACACTCCGTATTAAATCGGAAAGCGTTCGAGTCGGTATTGTCAAAAAGCGAGCACAACGAAAAATTCTCTTTTTTACCATCTCGGACCCATGCAAAACTGGCGCTGATTGACAACGAGACAATAATCGTCACGTCTGCAAATTTATCGTCAAACAGAAAAATAGAACTGTACCTGATTGGCAGCGCAAAAGAGGTTGACGGGATTGATGAGCTGAAAAAGTTTTTTGGCGATCCAGACGAGGTTTTCGGAAAAACTGTTGGTGACGGCCTTGATGATATCGATTGGGAAAAACTGTAAATGACTGATCGAGAAGTCCCAGCGAAGGCAATCGCGAAATTGCTGGACATCTCTTTGTCCAGGGTAGGTCAATTGGCCAAAGAGGGGATTTTTGATCGATTACCGAGCGGCAAATACCATCTCGACGCGATCACAAAATACGTGCAATATGTGCGTGACAGGAAGGGCGTAGCAGACCAGGACAGTCAGAAGAGGCTTGACGAGGAACGGATCAGGAAACTGAAACGCGAGAACGACCTAGCCGAAGGATTGATTGCTCCGCTTTCAGCCCTCGAAGACGCATTGACGCAGGTAGGCCAGCAGATCGTGGTGAACCTCGAAGCGCTCCCACTGGAGATGAAGCGGGCTAATCCTCGATTGACCGGCCATGACATCCAGACGGTGAAAAAAAACATTGCGCGGTGCTGTGGCGCGATAGCAGAGATCCACATCGAGCATGTCGAGAATTAACGACTCGATCACATCCTCCCTATCAATCGTTCGTATCCGTGAACCACTCACCGGATCGGAGTGGGCTGATCGTTATTTTTACCTCTCCCCAGAATCATCCGGTATTGAGGGCCGGTGGAAAACCCTTCCATACCAGATCGGGCCGCTCAATTGGATGTGTGATGATGATATCGAGGAGTTCAATTGGATCAAATCGGCGCGGGTAGGATACTCGAAATCATTGCTGATCGCCATCGGGTACGGAATAGAGCACAAGCGGAGGAATATAGCCCTGTGGCAACCGACAGACGGTGACGCGCACGATTTCATGAATGATGAGATCGAAACCATGTTGCGGGACGTGCCGCAGGTAGGCGAGCTGTTGAAGGTTCCCCCGGGGACGAAGAGTAAGTTTTCCACGGTGGAGAAAAAGACGTTCGCCGGGGCAATCCTCGATATCAAGGGCGGCAAGTCGGGCCGGAATTACCGGCGCATGACGAAAGACATCGCCATGTATGACGAGCTTGACGGGTTCGACTCGGACATCGACGGTGAAGGGTCCCCTACCGAGCTGGGGGACACGCGGACGCAGACCAGTTCATTTCCGAAGTCCATCCGGGGCAGCACTCCGAGGGTAAAAGGCGTTTCCCTAATTGAAAAAGCCATTGCCAACTGCGGCGGCAATGTCTTTCTTCGGCACCTCCCCTGTCCAGCCTGTAATGGCCCTCAACCATTGGTGTGGTCCGGGTTCGAGTGGGACAGCGGCGATCCGATGAGCGCGAGATATCGCTGTACCCATTGCGGCCGTGCCATAGAATACCACGAGTACCCGGCAATGGATGAGGCTGGATGGTGGCAGACCGAGAGCGGGATTGTCTACCGGGACGATACCGACCTGTTCTATGGGGCAGACGGTGAGGTATGCGACAGGCCGCGCCGGATCGGGGCGAAGATTTGGAGCGCATACAGCTACTACACGACATGGGCCAACACTGTCGAAAAGTGGCTGGAGGCGGTAGCAGAGAGCAAAACGGGCAGCAATTTCAAACTCAAGACGTTTGTTAATACCCGTCTCGCCGAAACCTGGGAAGAAACCGGCGACAAGGTCGAGTCGGGCCAGTTCTCCGGGGATCGGCTGGAGGATTACCGCGCTGACGAACCACTACCGAACGAGATATTGATGGTCACGTTCGGGGCCGATGTCCAGGGCGGGAAAGACAGCCGTATCGAGCTGGAGATAGTCGGCTGGGGGCTGAATGAGGAATCATGGTCCATCGATTACGTGGTTATTCCCGGCGATCCTGAACGCGACGATGTGTGGGCGCATCTGGATGACCAGACATTGCGGAAATTCGTGCGGGAAGACGGGGTGGTTCTGCCGATTGCCGGTGGAATGGTGGACTCAGGATATCTTCCTTCCAGGGTATTCGACTTCACGCGACCGAGGAAACGCAGGAATATCTACGCGACGAAGGGCAAGGCTCAATATTCCGGGCCGCTTCTTGGAAAAGGGTCGTATCAGGGCGAAGCGGGGAAAAAGACGTTGCAATTCCCGATTAACACCGACGAAGCGAAGGAGACGGTCTTCAACCGACTGAACAAGATACACCAGCCGGGACCGGGCTACTGCCATTTCCCCAGCACCTACGGGCCGGATTACTTCAAAAAACTGACCAACGAGGAAAAGAGACCGAAGCGGCGGGCCGGGGTGGTAGTCGGGCATGAATGGCACAAACTCGGGCCGAATGAGCCGCTTGACTGTCGGGTGGGGAATTTGGCTGCATTGGCGCGGCTGAACCCAAATTTCAACAAGATTTCACGCAAGATTGACGCGAGAAAGGACCGTAAAAAAGAGATCGAACCTGTAAGACAACCATCATCGACAGAGGAAGCCATTGAATCACGGAAACAACAGCAAAGGCCACGGAGAAAGCGCAGTTTCATCCGTAACTGGTGACGCTGTCGTTGTCTACACGGTATTTATCAGACCTGACGAGCATATGGTTTATGGTTCAGAAAACATCAGCAAGATAATCAAGCGCAATCCGAACGAAATAGCGGTTCTGGTTAAAGAGTCCGGGTTGATAGCATGGCAAGACGGGCCAAAGGGCAAATGGAGGGCGCTTTGTGCCGACCTTTTAGAGTTCAACAGGCTCGAAAAAGAGCGAAATTCTATTCACTGTCAATAATTATTTTAACATATTCCATATAGTTTTCTCTGTATTATCCCGTATTCCTCAATCTGTTAAAATACCATGTTATGATGGTAGCGTGAACAATTATAATTGCGCTACCATATGACAGATACAGCTACCGAAACGCCATCATCGATCACGGCTGGCAATTCTGCATCCTGGCTGTTGACCTTCTCAGACTATCCTGCATCGGCAGGGTGGGCCATCACGTTTTACCTTCTCAACGCAACACATGCTATCGACTTCACGACATCCGCGTCTGGCGATAGCCATCTTGTCGATCTATCCGCTGCCGCTACTGCGCTTTACACTGCTGGCGACTACAAATACACCGCACTGATCTCAGACGGGACTGATCGTTATACGGTAGATACCGGCAATATAACGATTCTGCCTGATCCATCGACGCTGACCACGTATGACGGCAGGACTCATGCCGAAATAACGCTTGCGTATGTCGATGCAGTCATTGAAGGGAAAGCGACCAAAGATGTTCTGAGATACACGATAGGCGGGCGCGAATTGTGGAAAAACTCATGGAAAGAATTGCTCGAATTACGGAGTTATTACCGGGCTGAAGTTGCATCAGAACAGGCAAAGGCCGCAGGGAAGAAGCAGAGTAAAATACTCACGAGATTTATCTGATGATCTGGCCATTCAGCCGAAAAAAGAGCACAAAACAGGCCAGTTCAGGGCCGCGCAGGGCGTATGCTGCGGCAACAACCAACAGACTTTCAGCCGATTGGAACGCGCCGACCAGCACAGCCGACATGGAACTGAAATCGGCGCTGCGTATTTTACGGAACAGATCGAGGGACCTAGAACGAAACAACGATTACATCCGCCGATATTTCAACCTGCTGATCGAGAATGTCATCGGGCATAAGGGTATCGGATTGCAAGTTCGCGCTGTCGGTGGAGACGGAAGGCCAGATCAATATGCAAATCGGCTGATTGAGGGAAAGTGGCGTGAATGGGGCCGGAAGGGCTGCACTGTTTGCGGGCGTTTTACCTGGCTTGACGCACAGCGAATTATCCTTCGGTCGATGGCGAGAGATGGCGAGGTGTTGCTGTATTTCCCACCGATATGGAAGAAAAATAGTGCAGGTTTCGCTTTCCAAATCATTGAAGCTGATCACCTCGACCTCGAATTAAACACCGATCTTGGCAACGGCAATAAGATTTCAATGGGGGTTGAGCTTGATTCGTTCAATTCGCCGGTCGCGTATCACATTTTAACGAGACACCCGGCTGAAACTGCAACGCGGATGACATCTAAATTTCGCCGCAGGTTTCCGGTAGAGAATATTATCCATCTACGCAGACCTGAACGGATTGACGAGACCCGTTCTGCGCCGTGGATCACATCGGGTGCCAACCGACTCAGGCAGATATCAGCGGCTGAAGAGGCCGAGGTTATCGCGTGGCGGATAGCTGCAAGCAAGATGGGGTTTTATATCCCTGGCGACGATTCGACGTATGACGGCGACGATGAAGACGATTCAGGTAATCCGATACAGGAGGCCGAGCCGGGATTTTTCGAGAAACTTAAGAAAGGATGGGATTTCAAGGATTGGAACCCGGACAAGCCGGTATCAACCGTTGAATCCTTCCTCAAGGCTGAATTGCGCGGGGTAGCGTCGGGGCTGAACGTGTCATATGTCGCACTGGCCAACAACCTCGAAGGGGTCAGCTTCTCGTCTATCAGGTCGGGCGAATTGGCTGATCGTGGCGCATGGCGGGCGATTCAATCGTTGATGATTGAGCATCTATGTCAGCCGGTATTTGAGCGGTGGCTGGAAACGTCACTTACAACCGGATTTATCCCGTTGCCGCCTGGGAAATTTGACAAATTTAACTCAGCAGTGTGGCGTCCGCGTGGTTGGGAATGGGTTGATCCATCAGCAGAGTCAGAAGCCGCACAGGAAGACGTTTCTAACTGCTTCAAATCCATCTACGACATTGCCGCCGAGCGCGGGGTTGATTTTGACGATGTGATTGAAGCCAACCGGGAGGCAAAGGCCAAAGCCGAGGCCGCAGGGCTGATAATTCCGGCATTTACTCCAAAGGAACCACAAAATGGACCAAATCCTAAAAAAACTGAGCAGTGAAACCTGTTTTCGGTCGGCAACCGTTGACCGTGCAGCGATAGACCAAGACGCCAGGACGGTGGAGGTAGCGTTTTCGTCTGAAGAGCCGTACCGCCGATGGTTCGGGGTGGAAATTCTGGGGCATGAGGACGGCGAAGTAAACATGGATTTTCTCCGTTCAGGGCGGGCACCGTTCCTGTCCGGGCATGATCACAGCGATCAAATAGGAGTCATCGAAAAGGCTTGGATAGACCCTGACCGCAAGGGGCGGGCGATTGTGCGCTTTGGCAAAAGTGCAAGGGCTGAAGAGTTTTTTCAGGATGTGGTGGACGGGATCAGGGGCAATATCTCGGTAGGCTACAGAGTCAACGAGATGAAACTCGTCAAACAGGACAAAGATTCCGATGACACATACCGCGTCACTAAATGGACTCCGCTTGAGGCGAGCATTGTAGCCGTTCCCGCAGATACAACTGTCGGGGTGGGCCGAAGCGACGATGAACCAAAACCAATAGAGGTAAAAATCATGGCTGAAGAAGTCAAAGCACCACAGGTAGACGTTGAGCAGATCAAGGCCGATGCAAGAACCGCAGAGATGGCCAGGATCAGAGATATTTCATGGCTGGGAAAACGGCACGGCATGGAAGACGCCGCAGAAAAGGCCATAGCCAGCGATATGACGCTTGACCAGTTCAGGGCCGAAGTTCTGGGCGAACTGGGCAAGAAATCAGAGCCGCCGCTGTCGATTCCTGACCCTAATATCGGAATGTCGAATAGCGAGGTGAAGCGGTATTCGTTCCTGAACCTTGTCAGGGCACTTGCAACCAATGATTGGAGCAAGGCCGGTTTCGAGCGTGAATGTTCTCAGGCTTTCGAGGACAAAACGAAGCGACAGGCAAAAGGCGCGTTTATCCCGCATGATGTCCTCGTCGATCATAGGTTTTATCAGCGCGACCTCGTAACCAACATCGGCACCGCTGGCGGATATCTGGTGGCTGAAACCTTGCAGACCGGGTCGTTTATCGACATGCTCCGCAACGCTTCGGCAGTCATGCAGATGGGTGTGCGGACCCTCACCGGATTGGTGGGAGACATCGACATTCCGAAGCAGACCGGAGGGGCCACTGCATACTGGGTCAACGAGGGCGGCGACCTCACCGAGAGCCAGCAGGCGCTTGGTCAGATTCGCATGTCTCCGAAAACCATCGGCGCGTTCACCGACATTACCAGACGCATGATGCTCCAGGGGTCAATTGACGTTGAAAACTTTGTGCGCGGCGATTTTGCGATTGCTATCGCCCTGGCGCTCGATTCCGCCGCCGTTGCCGGGACCGGGAACAACGGACAGCCGAGAGGTATCCTCAATACAACCGGGATCGGTAGCGTAACGCTCAACGCCACAAATACTCCGACCTGGGCCAATATCATCGATCTTGAAACCGAAGTATCGACTGACAATGCTCTCGTCGGGTCTCTCGGATACATCACCACGCCGACAATCATCGGCAAGATGAAGCAGACCGAGAAGACCTCCGGCAATGGCCTGTATATCCTCGACAGCGATGGAAGGCTGAACACCTACCAATGCCGACCGAGTAACAACGTCACCGCGAAGCACATCATCTTCGGCAATTTCGCTGATCTGATCATGGCCATGTGGTCCGGGCTTGATGTCACCGTTGACACCAACACGCTGTCGAAATCAGGCGGGACCAGGATTGTCTGCTTCCAAGATGTTGATATCGCCATCCGTCACGCTGAGTCGTTCGCAGACGGCTACAAGGCTTAATTTCTGACCATTACGAGGTGAACCATGTTGGACAAAGACCTTTATAACCTGTTGGAACCTGTTGTCGCCTTCGGGCCGATTGCGCTTGACGCCGACAATACCCCGGCTGCAATCGACCTCGATGGATATCGTTCTGCGCTGCTGCTTATCTGTGTTGGGGTGGGAGGGATCACGTTTGACGCAACCAATAAGGTGGAATTCAAACTTACCCACAGCGAGGACAATTCTACCTATGTCGCCGTTGCTGATGCCGATGTTGTTGGGGTAACGGTTGGTTCGGGCGGGATCGTAAAGAGCCTTGTATCCGCTCACGCCGCTGCATCCGTAACCGAAGTGGGGTACATCGGCGGCAAACGGTATCTCAAGGTGTTGGCTGACTTCTCAGGGACTCATGGCGCAGCTACTCCGATGGCTGCAATCGTGGTTAAGGGCGCTGCCGAGACTCTTCCGAGTGCCTGATGCTGACTGAAGACCTCACGGTCTTTTTCGACCTTGACGGCTTTGCCTCAACGCACACTATCGGCGCGGTGTCGGTGGTGTGCGTGAAAGGCGACGAGATATCGGGACGGTCGGCTCTGGATGGTACGTGGGTGACGATGTTCGACTTGCTCGTGAAAAAGACGAGCATCACGAAGCCGGCAGTCAGGGACCAGTTAACCATCGACGGAACAGCGTGGACGGTTGACGAGGTCAAAGACGATGGCGGGGTCTACACAATCACGCTGTCAACGGCGCGGGTCGGGGAGTTGACGTTCTGATGAAAACCATCCTGCCGGCAATCCAGAACGCTATCGCAGCCGCAATGCTGATATCTGGATATTCGATTGCCCCAGCCGATATCTATGTCACTCCGTCAACCGATTGGAGACCGCTCGACACAGGGTTGCCGTCTGTCGGGATAAAGCCTGATGGTGTAACGCTCGTCGAGGCGAGTATCTGCGGAACTGCTTTGCTTGCGACTGCGCGGGTTGAGATTGTGGGGAATGTGGAGCTTACGCCTGACGGGGAGACTGCGCTTACCGGCGTGTCCGGGCTGGTTGAACTGATTGACCAGATCACAGACCTGCTTGAAGGAAACAAACTGGGGGTAGCTGCTGTATCATCGGCGCATGTTGTCGAGCAATCGCCATCGTCTCGCGCCAGTGATGAATACGGTACATGGATGGCCAGGATGAGCTTGACGGTTGAATATACGATGGAGGTACACGTCTGATGGCATGTTGCAAAGAGCACACCATGACAGCGGCAGAACCAGCCGAAGCGGTGGAAACTGAAATGGCATGGCCGGTCCCTCCATCACCAGTAGAGGGCGGGCGATACGTCCAATGTCCGGAGACGGGCGAATTAAAGAAAATTGATCCCGCCGAGGAGGCGTAAGAGATGGCTCGATATATCCGTAATACAACGATTTTGGCAAAGATCGAAACGACCTATGGGACCGACTCGATCCCGACTGGGGCCGCAAATAGTATGCTGGTCTCGAATGTCACGGTAGCTCCGGTCCATGAAAATGTGAGCCGTGACCTGATCAGGTCCTATATGGGGGCGTCTGAACAGCTTGTCGGGACGAGATACATATCTCTCGATTTCACGGTGGAACTTCAGGGATCAGGTACAGCCGGGACCATTCCGGCATGGGGGGCGCTGATGCGGGCCTGTAGTTTCGCAGAAGCCGACCTCCTCACTCCAGACAGGATCGAATACTCTCCGGTATCGTCGGCGCAGGAAGGTGTATCAATCTACTATTATCTCGACGGCGTGCTATGGAAGGCCCTTGGGTGCCGAGGGACATGTGATATTGACCTGACTGTCGGGGCGCGTCCGACCATGTCTTTCAAGTTTTTCGGCATCGACGGTGGAGCCACTGCGGCCACTCCATCGGGGGTGTCGTACACCTCGTTCAAGACTCCCGTTACCGTCACCGCTGCCAATTCCGATGATTTCCTGATCGGCAACGTGACTTATGCCGCTGGCGTACTGTCGGGCGGAACGGCCTCATGTACCAGGGGAATGAATATCAGCCTGGGTAATGACTACAAGCATGTCCCGACCCTGTGTGGCGAGTCGGTCGATATCACCGGGCGGGAAATCACCGGATCAATGGTTATCGACCTTGCCGCAGCCGCAGAGGTTACGGAGATCACCGCGATCAATGCCAACACCACCACGGCGATTGGTTGGACCCTGGGAACTGTCGCCGGGTACAAAGTGATGATTTACGCGCCAGCGGTACAACGTATCAATCCGAAATACGAGGATGTGGACGGGCGGGCGATGCTGTCGGTTGATCTTCGATTCCTCCCGTCTGCGGGGAACGACGAATTGAAATTAATCATGCTGTAACGGAGAGATAATGTTTAAACTTGAACCAAATCCGACATTTTGGACAAAGGTAATGATCCCGGTTCCGGGGGATGATCCAATCCCGGTAGAGATGGAGTTTCGGCATTTTACCCGCAAGAAACTTGAAGAGATGCGGGAAGCCGAGAGCGACAAAACTATCGGCATTTCCTACTGCGAGCAGATCGTTATCGGGTGGCGAGACGTAGAGCAGGAGTTCAGCCGGGATGCCCTTGAACGGTTGCTCGATAACTGGCATGGGGCTGGGCTGGCTATATTTGTAGCCTATCACAGAGAATTGCAGCAGGGGCGGCAAAAAAACTGAAAGCGGTGGCCCGGCGACTGGCCGGTCGGGACAACACGCCGCAGATAGACGACGAGGCCGCACGAGCAGCAATCGCTTTGGGCGTGCCGGAATCAGAAGTAAACGCAGCACAGGCCAGAAACGAAGACGACACGCTTGGGGTTTGGCCTGAGAATTGGCGGGCGGTGAGGATTGCAATAATGATGCAATCTCAATGGAGGGTGGGGCCAGGTGGGGCGTATGGGTGGGACTATAACGTGCTCCCGATCATCGACGCCAGGACACCTGACCCGCCGCCTGAATCCAGGGAAGACAAATACGACGAGTTTTCAGCCTTGCAGATTATCGAGGCTGAGATGGTGCGACTGATGAGGGCAAAATGAGCGGCTCAAATAAAATCAATGTCGATATCGTCGTAAACGATAAGAAAGGTACTGCCGATATCAAGCGGTTCGGCAACGAGGTTGTATCCGCAGGGCAGCGTGGCGGAAAAAGTCTTAAGTCGCTCAATTCTTCTGCAACATCAACAAATCTCACCCTCGGATCACTGGTAAAAACCGCAGTCGTTATGTCTGCCGGATATATCGGGGTTCAATCTGCCGTTCAAGGCATGTTCAACGAGTTTAAGCGCGGGTTATCCTCAATCGAGGATTTCAACCTCAACGTTGCCGCGTCTGCCGCCTATATCACGACATTCTCGAAACAGGCTGCTTCTGGAGATTTAGCCGGGGGGTTTGCCGCCGCGAACGAGTATGCCGGGGCGCTGGCGACGAAGCTGGAGATGATCGACAGCAAGACCATCGCCAGCGGTAAAGACCTCCAAACCATGTCTGAGACGTTCATTCAGCATGGCGTCTTGCTCGACATCAACAACAAGAAGCAGATCGACGGATTCACAAACATCGCCACTGCGCTTGCCTTGGTAACTGCTGGCCAAAATAAAGACATCCAGATGCGCCAGGAGATTAACGCTCTCCTGATGGGGCAAATTCGGGCAACTGATCGACTCCCAAAACTCCTCCAGAACATCGACCCTCAGCTAGAGGAACACCTCGTCCTGTGGAAGAAGGAAGGGACGCTGATCGAGAATGTCGGGAAGCTCTTGCAAGGGTTTTCTGCGTCAACCGGCCAACTCGATGACCTGTGGGCGACGGTCGGATCGACAATGGAGACGATCCATAACCGGGTTCTCCGGGGGGCGTTCAAGCCGATTTTCGCTGACCTGATCGGGCTGGCGAAAGACCTGAACAAGTCGTTGATGGACGCCGAGGGGAATCTCACTCCACTTGCAAGGGAAATCCAAGACAACATCGCCGGGGCATACGAAAAAGGCAAAAAGGCGATTACAGAGTATGGCGGCGAGGTAACGACATTTATCGGCCTAGTAGCGGCGGCGAAGGTTGGCCAGATAGCTTTCAATGCGGCAATTAACGCCAACCCGTTCATGCGGGCCGTCACTGCGCTTGGATTGCTCAATGAAGGGTTGAAGACATACAACCTAAACATTGGCAGATTAGTACCATCATATAACGGCATGACTGAGTCCTTAGGCAATGTCGTTGACGTGATGAGAGGCGTCAAAGACGCTGATACCGGCGAGGTGCTTACGCGGCAAGCTCAAGTAATGCGGGAGATCGCAGGGCTTGAGAAGGAATTGTCTGCCGACAAATCGTGGTATCAATTCCAGTTCATGTCCGACCCTGCCGCTGAAAAGGCCCATGTTGACGAGATAAAAGGGAAGATATCGAATCTCAAAGAGGAACTTAATAGCCTCAGTACAGCCGACACTGACATGCAGCGCGAGCGCATGAGGGGCGGCGGAGAATACAAGGCACAGGTCGTAGAACTGACGAAAACAGTCAGTGAAAACGCAGACGAGCAGACTGCTGCGAACAAAAAAGCGGCGACTGATCAGCTTCGAATCTACGAAGATTTGGCAGCAGATCGGCGGCGGCTTGACGAGGAAATGACAGACTCGCTTGCCAAAGAAGGCAAGACGCAGACCGAAATCGAACTGTACGAGATTAAAAAACGCTACTCCGCCGCACTTAAGACAGCCGGAAACGACATGGACCTGAAGGAAAAGGTCGTGCAGTTTTACGGCAAGAAAGAAAGAGAGCTGACATTGATCGTCACTGCCGGGATCGACAAGCGTTCGGCGGCTGAATGGGAAGCCCTCGATAAAATGAAGGACGGGTGGAAATCTTTCGCGGAGGGAAAAGCAGAGGCCGACGAACGTGCAAATGACGAGATCGTAGACAGCACCGAAAACACGACCAACGTATTCGTGGATGAGTGGTCGAACGCGATGTCGAGCATTCAGTCATCCATCGCTGACATGATCTACGAGTTTGATTTCTCGATGGATTCGATCCTCGACATTTTCAAGCGGATGCTGGCCGAAATGCTCGCCGCGATCATTATGAGCGGGATCAAGGACGGCCTCATGAACCTGTTCGGCGGATCGGGAGGGTTTCTCGGAGGGATGTTCGGGTCCGGTACGGGCGGAGGTGGTGGCGGTATCGGCAGCATGTTCGGCGGCGCGGGCGGACCGGCGACAACCACCATGGGGCAGATCGGCGGCGGGGTGGCGCTGGCCGGAGGGGCCTATGGGATGTATTCAGGGGCGCGGAATATCAGCAACGGCAACACCGGAACGGGCGTCATGCAAGCCGGTCTCGGTGCGGCGAGCGCATACCAGGGCGCGGTAACATTAGGGCTGATCGAGTCCGGCACGGCTACGGCCCTGGCGCAGTCTGCGGCGGCGCAACTCGGGATCAATGTTGGATCAACGGTCGGAGCCTCTGGAGCCGGACACGCATCTGTTGCTGCGGCTCAATCATCGCTGCTTTCGTCAGGAGGAAGCGCAGGGTCGGCGGCAACGAGCGGGGCCAGCTCATCGTTGGCGGCGGCTGAACAATCCTATCTGGCATCGACATCGTCTACGGGCGGCACTGCGGCTACCACGTCAGCCGGAAGCGGCGGCATGGCGGCAGGGGCGGCGGCTGGGCTGACCTATGCGACAGTAGCGGCGGCGGCTATCCTAGTGGCAACCGGAGCGATTGCCAAAGCGAACAGACCTTCAGCCTCCGCACAGATCGACGAGGCGGGGATTACCCCGGACATGCTCGGACAATTTTACAACGGCATGGCCGCTGTCCGGGGGTCAATCCTGGCCACAGTCCCGACCCTGGCAAAATACGAGACGGCGCAATACAACGCTAAAAACTCTCTCCTGGCGCTAACCAGCTCGACCAGCACGCTGGCGCTGAAATACGACGAGACCGCTCCGGCTGGGCATAGGTGGAGCAAAGCGCTTGCAGCTGGGAGTACCGCGCTCCATGAAGCGATAAAATCCACGTACAAATTCGGGGAATCTCTGGGGTACGCGGACGGAGAGATCAATACCTCCATCCAGGCGATGGAGACAGAGATCGAGAGTGTCCAGGCCCTCACTGACGTTATGAGCGGCGCGGCGGATGCCACTGACAGTATGGAAAATTCCGTCAGCGGGCTGACCTCCGCGACGCAATCGCTCGAAAACGCCACAGGCTCGGCAGACAGCCAGGTGCTCGGATTTTCCCAAATGATCGTTGGGCTAGGGGGTGCTGCTGGAACAGCCGCGCAATCAATCGGTAATGCTGCTGCTTACATCCTCGACTCGGCACAAGCCGGGGCATTCGATGCCAGCAAATACCAAGATTCCGATCAGTATCATGCCGTGGGCGGGATTTTTCCAGGAATCACCCGCTGGGGTTCGCATGTTATCGGAGAGAAAGGGGCCGAGGCACTTATCCCACTCCCATACGGCCCTGACACGTTCGAGAAGCTGTTTAAAAAATTGGATAACGTCAAGGGCGGCGGGCAAGCCATACATAACCACATCTATCTCGATGGCCGGGAAATAGCTACCTACGTCAAGCAACTCGACTCCGATCTGCAATCACGCGGATTTTCGAGGTTGGCCGCATGAGCATGGTAATGAGCATTATAGTCGAGGGCGTCACCCGGAAATTAAGCGCGGAAGGCGTGGCCGGGGCGACCTATTACTATGAACCATATGTCATCTCATCGCCATCGCTCTCCCTGGCCTATGGCGACAGTGGCGGATACATCAAACCTCGATACGGCAATGTGGTTTTCAGCCCCGACCTGTTCACCGCAAAACCTGCTGACACACTGGCCGGGACGATCTACTGGCTCGATAGCGAGACGTTGGCGGCAACGGCACTTTTCACCGGGACTTTCGTCTTGCAATCCATCGGCCGCGACGAGGTGGTCTATTCGATCCGAGAGCATGAGTTTACCGCTAACATGCTCTCTCTGGGGGTGGACGAAAACGGTGATCCGGTTGACATCCCAATTGCCATGGGGACGATATCGACGGCGGCATGGAGGCCGTTTTTTCCGGCGCAGCGCTCAACCAATGGAGTTGCCGCGACGTTCTACAAAGGGGGCGGTTTTTTTTCTACTGGCCTCAAGGTTTTCGACGATTACAACGATGTAACCGCAGCGTGTGACGATTCGTCAGGAGACGCATACGGAGTTCTTGGATATGATCGCTCTACGTCTCCAGCTACGGTCTACATCGTCCCGGCAGCACAGGCAATCTCGACTCTCGCCCATCTTGCTGATTTCGTTGCTACGAAACTTGGAGTTACGGCATCGTACCCGGCTGCATTCTCCACGTATCCACTGGTCAAATTCGTAAAAACGAATAGGAAGGCCATTGATTTTCTGGATAAGGCTTGTGGGTTTTACGGGCAGGTTTTCACATTATCCGGAGACCTCACCACGCTGACATTCTACGACCGCGCCGCGGCGGATACATCGCCAATATCAATTGACTCGTTCGATTTTTTCGAGGCTCCAATCGGCGGG